TTAACGACAGTCCCTAATTAAGACATTACCGGAATAAGATGCGGCCGGAAGAGTCCAACCGGGAGAGGGAACTTCATCTGAATCTGCGTTTGCCGGAATACCGAATTTTGCTTCGATAGGCTTGCGTTTTAACATTAAGTCCAAAAGAACATCATATCCGTTTACTTTATCGTCTGCACTGAATAGGTTTTCACTTGAACCGTTCCAAGACAATTTTTTTATGTCTTTTTCCGTCCAAATGCCGGAATCTTTACTTTGTGTGTCAATCGTTTCGGCCGAGATTGACAATTTACAGGATGTAGCCAACGCCAGCGCCTTTCCGCCGACAAATAGCATGAAATCTTTTCCTAATACTGCATTTGCTTTCATTGTTTTCAATATTTAAATGTTAGTTACTCTACTGAATCCGTCTCAATTTCAAATGTAAGTCGCTGGATGAAAGTTTCTTCAATGAAATCTTCATCGGCGGCGATAAGTTTAGCACCCGTTACTTTGAAATCGTCGTATTTACCCCGCTTCCCTTCAAGCGCTTTGCGTGCCGCCTCAATAACCTCGACTGAATTTGAATAGTTATCGCTGGCGGCAATAACCTCAATAGTGACACTATCCCCGTTGGCGTATCTATCCTTTGTATAAGCCGGAGTAAGTGCACTACGCTTATACAAAACGAACGGGAAAGAAGTAGCGTTTTTAGTAGAAATAGGATAAATCCTATCTCCGACAAGTTGCGTTAAACTTTCCGACTCACTGAGTTTTGAGAATGTATGTTTGCTGATTGATAAGCTCATTTCTTTTTATCTATTACTTTTTGTATTGAATCCAAAATGTTTCTTTCCAGTGAGTTCTCAGCCTCACTTTTTTTAGAGTCTACTGCGCTTTTAAAAAAGTGAGTAGCCTCTATAATACCTCTGTTTGCTCCTCTATTGGTAGCTCGTTGTTCCGTACCGCTTTCGAAGAATTTCAAAACAAACTGTTTTGAACCTTTCCGCCGTTTGTCGAGTAAGTCAACCCGTGCGCCGGACGCATTGCGGTAAACTGCAATATTTATTTCTTTTTTCAATCCAGCCCCACCCGGAACAGATGCAACCCAATTTTTTTGCGCTTGCTTTCGAATGATACTTGCTGATTTACGGAGTCCGGATTTAATAGCCTTCTTTGCCTCCTTGTCATTCAGTGCGGCCAATAACGCATTAACCTTAGAGGCGTCAACCTCAACCCGGTAGGATGCTTGTACGATATTACTCATTGATTAATTCTGCTTCGATGGTTATAGACTGTGCCTTTCTATCCGGATGGATGAAGGCTATTTTGTATTTACGTCCCTCGTAGACAATGCGCATTTTTTCGCTTATATCTCTGCTGTAACGTACCATGATCGTGACGGTGTGAGTGTTGAGCACCTCGCCGTTTATCTCTTTGCGCGTACCGGATTTATACCGGACACACGCACGCTTCTTGAAAGCTTCCGTCCATCTCTCAGACGTACCGCCCAAAGCATCGCGAATCGTCTGGGGATGTAGAAAACTTATAATGTCTGTCAATAGTCCCGCCTGCATTATGTATATCGTTTTAAGGGTTGAAGTAAGAAGGCAATATGACCAGGAATGATATTAGGCGTGGCGAAAGTTATATCTTCACGGTTCGCATAATAGTTTGCAGCTATAATACGAATGGCATGCCAGATTCGCGGGTCTATCCGGTCGTCTTTAACGAACGATTCAATCGGGGCATTGAGATAAGCCTCGATACTGAGTTGTACCGGAATGATCAACCCCTGTATATAAGCGTCGTCATTGTCGAAATCAACATTAAGATGTTGCTTTAACTCTTCAAGTGTTACGTATTCTTTCATCTTTTAGAAATGAAGAAGGCCGAGGCCGAAGCCCCAGCCTTTGATTAATACTTAGTTTGGTCGTTATGCTCCGGCAGACGCTTTCTTTTTTGCGATAGCAAATGCCTCCGGACGCACTGGTAATTCATCAAATTTTGTATTTAATACAAAATAGGTAAGGTTTTTCTTTGCCCCAGTGTACGGATCAACGGTTAAGCGCATTTCTCCAAATTGCCCAACGAGCGCATAAGAGAATATTCCAAAACCAAGAATATTATCACTGATGTATTCTGTTGTAAATACCGGATAGCCGTTAATTTTTCCATCTTCCAGAATCATGCGTGAACTTCCCGATTCTCGCGGGGTCGATTCTAAGTCGGCATAAGTAGATGCGGAGCAAACATAGCATGATGTTGCATCAGCAGGAACCCCTTGTTTTAATACAGACGCCTTTAATCTACATACATCTTTCCAACTTAAAGCAGTTGTATATTCGATATTCGGAGTTTCTTTCACAAAAACGCCATTACTAGCCTTCGATGTGATCTTTTCCGGTGAAAACATCCATTTGTTTAACAGACGTTGTAGGGCCATCGTTATTTGCACCAAAACAATATCACGTAAAGCAAAATTTGTTTCATCAATGGCATCGTTTGATACTGGAACGGATAATGAACAACGCTTTGGAGAAGGGGTTAATTTAGAAATGTCGATCTTTGAATCATTTACCTCTGCGTTTTCATCTTCAATAGTGGCTTCAACACCGGACACGACAGGAAGAATCCATTTACCGTACATTCCACTCTGCATCTTGCATCCTACTTTGTCGAGAATCAGCCCTTTTTCAAGTGGCAAAATAATATCTCCAACAGTTACGGGTATCAACGGGTCGGAAGCGGCAGTATCCATAATGTTACCTACTGCACGTTCGTGAGGGATAACCAGTCCTTTATTAATGATTACACCTTGATATTTATCTGATGTACCATTATTGCGCAATAAACAAACCGCTTCTGCGAAAGCCCTTTCACGTTCAATTACATTTTGAGGAACGATTGTACCTAACGCACGCTTTTCTATACGTACCTTGATAACATCCCGTTCATTTTTTAAAGCGTCAAATCTCTCTTGCTCTTCCGGGGTTAATCCTCTTTTCTCTGCTTCTGCAATATCTAAAATTGCATTCATGTCTCTTTTAATGACTGATAATCTTTCTGAGTAATTCATAATCGTAATTTTTAAATTAATGTTCTTAATTTCTCTATTTTTATTTGATAGTTATCTTTACTGACCGGATGTATATGTGTTCCAAGACTTCTCACTGTTACATCAGTACCGAAATAAGCCGGATCACTTACTATAGAAATATCAAATATTTTATCTATCTTATTAACTGTACGTATTAATAATCCATCTCTTTGCGAGTACTCTATATTTCTTTTTTCATCAGTGATATACGCGAAAGAAGAACCGAACAAATCACCTCGACGAATCATTTCTATTGCGTATTCTCCATCTTGGGTATTAGGTGAATTAAAGCGGTACATACATCCATAATCATCAATATCCAAGGATAAAGAACCTTCCCCATTGTTACACCTTGCTAAAAGCCTTTGCTTATTATGCTCTAACAGAGCCTTTATATCACAACTCCGGAGTAATTCATCAGAGATAGCCCCGGATTTGATGACCTCAATAAAAAAACGCTTCTTTTCTAAGTCGTACATAACACGACTTTCACGCTCAAATACGATTGCATACCCTTCTATCATCCTTTCATCCAATAGCTTCGGGGCTGCATTTTCTCCAAAACTTCTTATTTCCATTGTTTTATAATTACCTTTTTACAATATGTTTTTATCCTCTGTTTTTGGTAGCTCGTTCTCTGTTCGTGTTCCCGCTTCTCCCCGTATCTTAGGCGAATCAGCCGGAGCCACATTACAAGTAATAAACATTATGTCCCCACCGGAAATAGGGGCTTTTCCCAAATGCGCGCGAATTTCATTTGAAGTGATACCGCCTATCTCTAAAAGAGTTTTCCAGTACGTCACCTGTGTCATTAAGTCGGTTTGATACAATACTGATAGATCAAATCCGATCTTATAATCAAATGCAACAGCATCGTATATTAACTTCGTTTCAAATTCTGATTCAATCTGTCTCAAATAAGGCTGTAAAGTATCTGTTAAATACGATACTTGTCCCATTTCTGACGCCTTGTAGTTAGTTGGCTGTCCGGCAAAAACTTTATCAGGGTGTACACCATAAAAACGGCATATATCAAGAACCGTTAATTTCTTATTCTCGATCAATTGGGTGTCAGCAGGCGTAAATGATAGCTGTGAAAATGACATGTCACCACTAACTGAAACTATATCACGCCCGGAACTTAATTCACTTTCGACACGTTCAGCAACATCGGAGGTCTGATTGTCGGATAAAGCGTTAAGCCCTTTTGATTCACCTTTTATACCAGAAATAATACCTTTGATCTTTCCACCGTTCTGAAATGTTTTCAATGTCTGGTTATCTGCGCTTGCAGCAACACTCATAACGCGAGAGGCAGATTCTATCACGCTTACCCCGGTATAACCTCCGTCTTGACTATTATGTCTTAAGTGAATGATGTCATTTGATTCAAACACACCATTTATGTGATTGATAATATCGCAAACCGTATAAGTATCTGTATACTTATCATAGGTTGTCGATCCGGGAGAAAGTAATATTAAAGCAGTTGGTTCTCCGAACGTTCTTCGAATAAAAATATACGCATTGCCACGATTTACCATTAGTATCACCATATTACGAATGAACTCAAAACTACCCATTCTATTATTAGGCCTGCGGGTGAGAAGCCGGTATAAAGTTTCTTTTTCATCCGGGACAAATACTCCGTTCTTTTTTCGCTTATATTGTAGTGGCAAAGAGGCGATTGTTCCAGATAGAATTGCAGTACAGCGATAAGCGGCAGATAATTTCATTGCCGTATCAGTGCTATTCACATTAATCGGTTGAGCCGGAAGTGAAGAGAAATTTGTATTAATGTAATTGCTCAATCCTAAAGAGCGAATGATTGCATTTTTTATTTTATAGCGTAGTTTCATCGTGTTATATTGTTAAATTATTGAATAAATTAAATGTCATTAGATTTGTTATCGTTGAGTCGATTTTACTATTATGTGTACGTTTAACCGGTTTTTTATTCATGTTTCGATCTTCATCGAGTACAGCATTGCCAAAACAATACGGAGTAATAGGATTCGGATCAAACGTCATTCTATTGCGGTGCAATGCAAGTTCAAAGGATTCTATCGGACTTGTAAACGAACCGTACGTTTGCTTTACGGGCTGAATATAGTCGCTCGCATCTCCTGTAGATGCGGATAATAGATTTACGAACTCAGCCGACTTATATGGGTCATATCCAATTCCGAGAATTTTCAAGTACTTTGCCCGGGCTAAAATATCATTCACGATCATTTCGTAGTCAATCACTTCGCCCGGACATAGCTTCAAATATCCGGCCTTGACCCATCCTTCATATAATTCCCGGTTAGGGTGTCCGGGCAAAGCGCCTTCCGGAAAATAGTAATCCGTAACGGAATGAAATGACTTAGTATCCGGGGAATAGATATTATACGTTACAGTTGAAAAGTCATCACGTACCGATAAATCAACTCCTACCATCGTAGGCGGGTGACTTGTGATCTTATCTACAGGGATAGCCTTATACCGTTCCTCGATCTCCCTTGCCTCAATCCATTTCGTTTCAGAATTGACCGCAAAGATGTTAAGGAGCTTTGTGCGAAACTCTAATGCGTCAGGTGCGCTATATAGCGCCTTTTGATAAGCGTCCTTGTAAAAGTCCTCGTAAACCGTGATCCCCATGTGGGGTTGTACTTTATACCACGTTGCCGGATCACCTTCTTCATCGTCTATGTCGGGTTCAAAGATGTGGGCGAAAATAGAATCGCTCTCAGCCTCACCGCGTAGAATGGCTTTATATATTGAAAGCATTTCAGTGAACGGGGTTGTATGCTTGTCTGAGGCGGTTGTTATTACGATGGTCAAAGGGTTGAGCCGTGCACCCATTGAAGAAGTTAAAACGTTCTTCAAAGCGGCGCTATCGGCTTGCGAATATTCGTCTACTATCACCGTGCTTGCATTAAGCCCATCCAGTTTGTCGGGACTGGACGCCAAACACCGGGCGAAAGAGGTTTTGCCCTTTATTTTGTTATTTATGATCTCTCTGTTAATCTTAAAATGTCGCAACTTCCGGTCTAACGCTTTCAGGATGTTGCGGATTTCATCAAAACATATCTTAGCCTGATTGTAGGAATTGGCGGCAACGTATGCTTGTGCATTAGCATCGCCAAACAACAAGTCGAATACTGCCAAACTTGCGATACTTGTCGTTTTGCTGAATTTACGAGGGACAAATAGCAGAGCGTCACGAATCAGGCGTTTATTTGTCCCTGGTCTATAAAAACCGAGTATGTTCGTGAATTGAAATACCTGAACCGGAGTTAGCTTATATCGCGTCAGCCCCTTAGTGCCGGAAAACTTCAACTTTTCGTAAAACACAATAAAGCGGCGGACCTTACCGGGTCTAAAGTCGTATTTATCCAGCAGATAAAAGAAACGACGGATCGCAAGTAACTCGTAAAGGTTATGCGCCTCCGGGTTGCCTATACATCCGGCTATATAAGTGTTTAACCGGATATCCGCTTTATCTAACTGATAAGAGTTTATATCAACGGAGCGCAATGCGTCAACGGTAGCAGTCTTTAGCTGTATAAGTTCCTCCTTATTCATAGTCATCCGCCTTGTTTACTTCGTCAATTAATTCGGTTACTTCGTCGGCTTCACCTGATGCAAGGGTCTGCAATGTCAAACCAAGTTCGCGTAACTGTTTGCGAGTGGCTTCAAGCGCATCAAACAGAGTTTTAAAAGCCGGATGTGCAACCAGCTTTTCATTATTCTCGCGGGTTATCTCTTTAGTGAAAGATTTCATCCGCTTTTTTGAGATGTCAGATAGAGCAATCCGGAACGCCATATAAGACCCGGCACAAAGCTCTATACACAAATCAAGTTCAGGGGTGTATGTGCCTTGTGCTTCCATTGCGGAACGGATTTTTTCTGTTATGTCGTCTAAAGTTGCCATGTTTTTACGCGCTTTTTACACGTATGTTTTTTAAGTAAGTATTTGGTAGCTCGTAGATTGTAACGGAAAATGTCACCCCCAACGGATACCCCCTCGTTTTGAAAATTCTCCGCGCGTGTAAAAACTGGTGGGAGTGGGTTTGAGCGGTCTGTCGCCCTCAAAAAAAAACGCCCCCCTCTAAAATAGAGGAAGGCGAGAAAGAGAGTACTATTAATTAATTTGATTACCAAATTGTATCAGAATAACGTACGACGACATTTCTCTTACCATTATTAGATAACAAGAAAGCTATTGTTTTAATTGAATCAACGCCCATATAAGAAGTGCCTTTCTTTTCTTCCCCCCATAGATTAACAATCTTGTTTTCTTTTGACAAATCATCTCTTCCTACCGCTATGGCAATATGTTCATCCTCATTAAAAGAGACAATGCTACCATATGGAATTTCAAAAGTCTCATTTTGCCAATTAAATTGAGAAGGAGAAAATATTTTATTGCCATTTAAAATATTATGCCAACTCTTATTTTCTTTAAATTTGCGATTGTAAATGTCTTTTATATTTTCTTTGCTAAATATACCCATAATTGCAGCAGCACAAAGAGGAAGTTCAAAGCATGCTAATGTTAGAGTTTGCGTCGTTAATATATTAGGGGCATTAGTATCCGTAGCCCAATAATAAAGAGAATTGTTATTTAAATTACTACTCCATTTATAAGTGTATCTTGGTTGTTTTGATTCTTGCAGCAACCAATCAGCTATTTTTTTTTGATTTTCTGCCATATTGTTTCTTTTATTTTCCTACTCTATCTAAGGCTTTTCGGGATTCGCCTATATTTGTTTTGTAAGCTCACAACAGCAAATGTATGAAACACTATAATCTTTCACAATAATATTATTTAGATCACACGGATAATTTTGTAGATGCAGTTTATTGTTTTGTGACTGCCCATCTAATTAAAGAAACTTATCCGCAAAACGCTCTGTTGCCCGTCTGTTGTTTGCCTGAATTGCTTCTTTCGAATGGCTAAACGCGCGTCTATGTATCTCAGAGTGGCACGCATGGCAAAGGCTCTGTAAGTTCGTTCGGTCAAACATAAGGTGTTTCATCCCGAGTTCATGCGGAACGGATTCAACCGGGGTTTTGTGGTGTACTTCGGTTGCAAGTGTACTCAGTCCGTTTGCCTCGCATACTTCGCAAACCGGATTAGTTCTAAGCTTATCGCAACGTAGATTCTTCCAGCGCTGCGAGTTGATCATCTTAATGTAATGCGGGTTTCTGCTCATTGTGTTTTATTTATTTGTTCATAACTAAATAATATCCTATCGCATTGATAGCATTCGTGCAGTTCCTTTCTGGTAGCTTCAATATTATTTGTTTCAATGTTCACATAATGCGTATCGGTTACTTCGCCCGATACGCATTGAATCCGTTTAATTAAATACTTCATTCCAGCTTATTCATACCAGCAAGTAAATACTTGATGCGCTTACAATTCCCATCGCATCGGGTTGACTGAGCTTCTTTCTTGTGAGTCACATTCGCACAACCCTTGCTTACTCTTGACGGGCACATCTGTTTAAATACTGTGACTGCATTTGCTATCGTTTCTTCTCGCTGTATTCGAATAGCCTCTGTTGCGACTATTCGAATCTGGTCACGCGAACGAACCCGTTCCATTGTGGCCTGTTGAATGTAATGTTCTGCTTTATTCATGCTTTGTCATTTTAGGTTTATACTTCCAGCCGTTCAACTCGTATACACGTTTCCGGGCTTCTTCTCGGTCGATGTAAAGCGGTTCGTTACGAACGGGACTTGATATTTGTGTTTTCCCGTCTGAATAATCACACACGCATATTCTGTAATTTCGTCCGTGTATAGAATATGAATATTCTCCTACTTTCATGTTTGATTCCTTTCTTTTATAGCTAAAAGGGTAATACATTTTTGGATAATCTCCCTAAATGGTTGATATATCTTCTGTAAGATTTATTCTCTATCATTACTTCCATAAGGCTTTTGCCTTTTATCAGGAAATCACCATATTGCAGACGTTTTAATTTCTTCATTTCTTATTTGTTTTAAATTAATTCTCCACTTCATCCCCTCTCTTTGGTTTCCGAACCGGGACGCGTAGTTCTTTTTCAGTGAACTTGCTCGACATATACCGTTCTGCATCCGGCCAGTTCGTAAAGCATAATTCTGGATCAGTATAAAGCCTTAGAAGTGTCTCGTTCAGCTTGTCGAGTGCCCCGAATCCGCTTGAATTGATCTTTTCGTCTGTTTTAAACTTGCTGTTTAAGCGTTCGTAATTCTCTGTAACGAATCGGTCGATATACCTCCGGTTCTGTTCGTTCACGGGCTTATGATGTTCCGGAACGTCTTGCAAATAATTTGCGTTGATTGGTTTCTTAATCATTATTTAAAATTTAAATCGTAGTTGTCCGTTCTTCTCGTCTTTCACGTGTTGCGGCAATGCCCGTTTCGGCTTTGAGTAGTTGAACTGCCTCTCAGCCTGCGCAAAGTCGCTGAACATTTCCGTAATTTCGTCCGGTATGGGATCGTCATTTTCTTCGTGTTCCGGATCGGCAACTCTCAGAAATGCACCTACCAGATATTGCATAATTTCGTAGATACTTTTGAATTTGTATTTAGCTCTGATAGCGTCGAGCCGCTTCCAGTCATCGAGGTCTATGCGAACTACTGACTTTTTAAAGTCACCTGCTGGATTCTTATTTCTTTTTATCGGTGTCATCGTCTGCTGCTGCCTCCTAATTCGATCACATTAAACATTTCATTAATTCTATCAGCGATATAAGCGCCGTATTTAAGTTGCAAATCTTTTATTGATAGATTTGTTGTTGCATGCGTTAAGGCTTCTCTCCTGAGCTCGTATCGGCACTGAAAGATATATTGCATTACATTCAACTCTGTACCGAAGTATTTTGCCGGAATGGGTTCACGCCCTAATTCATCGAAGCACATCATGCGCGGACTGCCATTGTTGTACGTGTACAATTCCAGTGCATCCTTGCCTCGCATAGAAAAGCTATTTGCAATGAATGAAGCAGAATCAATACGGAAACCTCCCATCGGATAACCGCCTTTATCCTGTCCGCTTACAAAGTATCTGTATCGGTTCATTATCTGCATAATGGTAGATTTTCCGGTTCCGACCGGGCCACAAAGCAAAATACCTTTTTCCGGGTCCAGTTTCGACCTGTCCTTTTCCATGTACAGAAATATTTGATTCATCACATTTCGGTTTGATTTGTCTATTTGAAAATTGCTGCATACAAAACGGCAACACTCTTTAAACCATTCTGCCCGATCCTTTGCGGGCACAGGGTCAGATGTCGGCCTTCCGAATGATAATAGTTGTTTGATCGACATCATTTGTTTGCTCCTTGTTTCCATTTCTACAATTATTTTTAAGTTCAAAAAGCCCTGCCCAGTTGTTGGCGATAGACTGATTAACGATTTCATTTGCTACATTCGCATCATTTCCGCTTAGTCTGACTAATTTGTCATAGCATGCCTTAACAGACCGATCAGATTTATATTTTTCTCTTCGTTCTTTTTTGTATTCCAGCCACAACAGAAAGACATCTAAAAACTCAAAAGAGATAAAAGAAAGCTCGTCGAGAGATAGAGAGAGTTCTTTTAGTTTAGTTTCTGTTTTAGTTTTAATATAGTCTGGCGCATCGGCTGGCTGATTGGCTCCCATATTGGTTGGCGCATCGGCTGGCGTATCTCCTTTCTTTTCGGTTGGCTTTTCGGTTGGCACATCTACCGTATTTTTTCCGGTAGTCGGCTTTTTCTTTGGCGATTCATCTTTGAACTTTTTAGAGAAAGAATATAAACCGACTACTCTTCTGCTTTTACCCGATTTATAATAAACCAGTCCTGCATTAATTAGAGATAACCGTGCCCGAACTAAAGTTTTCTCGTCGATATTGAGGGAACAGCATAGTTCAATGTTTGAGCAACTGAAAACGTCCTCCCAACCCTCGCTATTACAAACTGCAACTAATTCATAAAATAGTGCTTGTTCGGTAGCGGTAAGCCTGTTGCGTCTGCGTGCTCTTCGCATTTGTTCCATTAACGTATATCCATCCATATTATCGAGAAACATAATAACTGCACGGCCTTACGCCTACCGATCTAAAGACACTCAGAGCGGAGCAGTAACACATATAATTCTTTTCTTCACCTCCATACTTACACCTCCGGCAGTCCGGTTTACTTTGTGATTGAATGATTTTCTTTGCCATGATTAAACCTCCTTTATTCTGATACCATGTATGCTAAGCATCAGTTTTCTTTTGATTATATACTCTTTCGTTTTCATCCCTTTCGCATCTTCCACCACTAATTCGCCATCACGATAATAAACGAAGTCGGCATAGTAGGACAGGGACTTCTCCAATAGCTTTCTTTTCTGCAGCATCTTCCGGATTCCCTTCACTTCATAATACTCGTATTGCGCCGGAATAAGCTCGTATTTACACTGTTCCTGCAGACCAGAGATAATCCCCTTTTTCTCGAGCAGTTTCAGTTCTTGCGCCCGTCTATACTCGCGAATAGAGTCGTATCCTTTGTACTTGGTATTGTTGTATTTTGCCATCTTGATAATATTTGTTAGTAGTGGAGCGAGACGGAATCGAACCGCCTATACTGCTGTCTTTACTGCGCGCGCCGCTGCTCTATCCTTTAAGCTACGCTCCGTTAACCGGGACTTTCACCCGGTTTGTTGTTACTTATCTTTTGAACGATATGGGTAGACATCCATAATTGCAGTTTCTTTCAATGCAATAGATTGATATTCCGCCATGGTATTTTTCATACCTTCATCTACTTTCTTCATAGCATCGCGGAGATCGGCGGCCTGTACAAGTACATTCGTATAGGTTCGTTTCTCCTTTGCGGTCTTTTCATCCAGCACAACGAAAGCAAGTCGTCCGGCATACCATTTATCGGCCGCTTCTTCATCAGATGGAAAGAGTTCGCTATAATTGGCACGTTTTATATCGGTAACGGTAAATTCGCCAGTGATAAACGGTGTCGTTTCTTCGATAATACGTGCTTCCGCTTCGGTGAAGCTGAGTGCATCGACCAAATAGGGTTCAGTAACTTTTTTGTTAACTCCGTCTGAGTCTGTTTTCTCGTAACGGATTTTGCATAAAAACCAAGTGTGCATCATAATTGTATATTTTAAAATGTTATGTTAATGTGTTGTGACAGTACTTGCTAATTTCAATTTCTTTAATTGCTTTTTTAGCCTTGTTATTTGATTTTGTACCGGGACATTGCCTTTTGCTTTCGGTTTTAATGTTTCAATTTCAACCTTTATCGCTAAAACTTCCTTAGCCTTGTCGATACATTCCGGAAAATCCCGGCCACTCCGTAATGATTCGTCTATCATTTCATTTGCCAGTCGTACCCGGTCATACAACTTCTGTATGTTTTCAGTGTGATCACTCCGGTGCATTTCAAGCAGACGCCCGTCATTTACATAGCCGTCATAGATGATATAATACAGGGTATCTACATCCGGGCGACCAAGGAAATGCCCGAGAAACTGCCAATAGTATTCATCTTTGTCGTTAATTTCCTGTAGCAGTTGCAGTGACTCGATCTTTCCTTGTGACATCGGGCACTTAATTTCAACCAGTGCCGATACTTTTCCATCAAAGCCATATACATAGGCATCCGGCGAATCGCCAAAGCCTTCAAACGGCTCGTTAAATACGATGTCCTCAAAATCGGTAGTACAGGACTTGATTTCATTTAATAGCTGCGTACGTAGCCATTCCACGGCGAGCGGTTCATTTTCGTGCCCCCAATCGAAGGCCTTTGCTGTGCCGTTTTCTCGGGTTACTCCGGTTCGGCGTTCATAGCGAACAGCAAACATCACATCTAAAGCGGCTTTGCCAAATGGCGTACCTTTGCCGGCTTTCATCAGATCAGGAAGAACGGAGGCTGTAATCAGACCATGCCGTTTTTCTTTCCATTCAAATTCTTTTTGTTCAGCGGATTTCATGTTTCTGTAATTCTTTTATTTGTTCTTTGGTTAGTTTGTACTTAGCGATAACCTGATTTACTGTATAGCCGCCTTTTAAACCGTCTATAATGTTGTTCCAGATTGCAGAGCCGGTTTCAACGGTTGATCTATCATCACCCAGCTTTGGCGCAAATGGTCTGATACGAAGTGCATCTACCATTTCTCCTTTTACATTTACACGAGCGGAGCCGACTTGCATAGCCTTATTGATCCATTGCTCAATATCTGGCGTTTTAAACAGTTTCTCCAATGTTTTACAGTTGGTTTTGTTAACTACCATCGGTTTGACATTCTCGTGAAAATATGCGATTAAGCACATATCTTTCTTACCGTTTTCCCCGGTCACTTCTTCGCGCTTCATTTCTCGGATAGTAAGGATTAAGTCTTTGCCTTCCGGGAGGCTGTGAGCACCCAGATATGGGTAATTAAATTGGGTTTTCCAGTGTGTCATAATTGATTTATTTTTATGGAGTTGAAGGTTAAAATAACGATTGTTGGACTCGGGATAAAACCAACTTATTAGCCTCTCTAAAGAAATCTTTCTTTATTTCAAATCCGTATGCTTTACGTCCTAATTGGGCAGAGGCTAACAAAGTAGAGCCACTTCCGGCGCATGGGTCTATTACGGTATCACCCTTGTCTGTGAAAATTTCAATAAGTCTTCGAAGCAGCGGAACAGGCTTTTGTGTTGGGTGAACTTTTGGAGTTTCACTGTCTCGCACCCAATCGAAGCGGTTGAATATCATTCGTCCGTCATTGTTGAACTTAGGGAGTTTGTCTCTATATAAAAGCAAACCATACTCACAGTTGCCGACAATCTTCATGTTTGCCTTTAAGACTTGTGCGGAGAAGTCTTTTCTAAACACAAGGTTTATGTAATTATTCAGCCCGTAACGTTTCCCGAGTTCAATGTATCTAAACTGATCTTCAAATTCGCAGAAGATAATCATACAGGGAGCCTTGCCTTTCTCCTTCGGTTCTTTCATCAACATTTGGCTACAGAAGTGCATAAACTCTGCGGGTCTAAAGTCTTTATCTGTATCAAAGAACTCTTTGCCAGCCAGATCACTTTCACCATTCTTGTTATCACCATCGACATACCAAGAAGGATTGGAGGCATAAGCGTTGTTTCCAAGATTGTAGGGCACATCTGCAATAATTAATTGCGCTTTGGGAATCCCATAAACCTTATAATTTTGGAAATGGTCATTAAATAATTCTATAGTTTTCATCCTTTTCATTCGTTTTTAATCAAACTCTATCGTTTCATCTCCCTGATAGTACTCTGCGAAGCAGCCCGGACATACCGTTATCATTTTCGTACCATGTCGGCCGTTCTGCACCGCTTCAACTTCGACCTCAATACCTTCGCCCGTTTCTATTTCGGTTCCACAATCTTCGCAATGAACATGATCGGCCGGACATTCGCCCAGAACGGAACAGAGGCGGCAATTACCGATACAATTCAGATTTTCTCTTTTCATTTCTCCGTTGATTTACTTCGTTACATACTATCACATACAGTACCGTTACAATTACGGCCAGAAGTGCGATGATTAATTTACCCGGTTCCGGTTCGCCTTCTGCAAGCAAACAGGCGAGAAACATGCCGATTAGGGCGAAAGGGGACTGTTTAGGAGTTAACATTATACTACTTTGTTTCTTGTTAAAAAACGCTCTATACTCGCTAAGTCATACCATATCATTCTCTCTCGTTGTGAAAATGATATTTCGGCCGCATTTCTAAGTGTCATTAAATAATCCTCTGATACTCCAAGGTATGCCATTGCTTCGGTTTTGCTGAGCCATTTCTTGGCAACCGGTTCTACTTTTCCTGTTATTTTTCTTACCATGATTATTTTATTTATTGCGTTTCACAAATAGTTTATCGTCTTCAATCCAAGTCGTAAACACTTTGCCTTCATCCGTTTTAATGTCTGATGCTGTAGTTCTTACTGACTTTCTTCGATCTTTAGGGAAGGCTACTTTTGCTCCGATCTCCATTTCAAGAAGAGTCGGCTTAATTGGTGTTGATGTTTCCATTGTTTTACTTATTATTTGTTTTTACTGTTTTGCGTAATTGAATTTGGCCATGTATTTTTCAGCGCCCTTCATCGATTTGAATGTTTTACTTGAAGATGCTGTTACTGCGATGTAGCTAAGATTGCCATTGTATTCATTTACCATGATTGCACCGGTTAATTCGCTATTTACTCTTTTATAGTCAATGATTGCTTTCATAATTCTATCTATTTAATTTGTTATTTCTTGATTGATTGATTAACTTTGATGCGACAAAGATAGGTGATAAAAGTTACCTATTGAAATTTTTAGGTAACTTTTATCACCTAAGTAGGTAATTTATAATAAGTCTAAATATGATTCTTGCAGATAAACTAAAGCTATTGCTTGATAAAAAGGGAGTTACGTCGTATAAGGTATGGCAAGATACAGGAATTGCAAAACAATCCATAATTAGATATATGGATGGGAGTAGTAAACCAAAGGGTGACAATTTGCACCTACTTGCTAAGTACTTTGATGTTCCAATAGAAATTTTGATTAATGATAACTGTGAAATTGAAGAAGATTTCAAAGGAAAGAACAAAACCCCTCACTGTGAAGAATCTCGCAAAGAGAAAATTATTCCACACATAGAGGAACATGCAGCTTCTTGTGGTATCCCAAACGGATTCAGTGTAGCTATAAAGCGAGAGGATTGCGAATATTACGTTATTCCTGATTTAGCGAATTGCGACTTTACAATAAGAACTCGAGGACGTAGTATGATAAACCGCAATTGTCCTGAACAAAGTATTAATGAGCGTGACATCGTAGCCTGCAAGATATGGACTAGCCGAACCCATTTAAGGTGGGGCGAGGTTTATGCGTTGGCTACAAATGACGGCATTATAGTAAAAAAGATCATGCCAGCAGACCGAGAAGGCTTTATAAAATGTGTTTCGTTCAACGAAGAAGAAGGATTCTTACCATATGATTTGCCAGTAGAAGAAATCAGTGATTGGGCTATAGTTGTCGGAGTTGTAAGTATTAAAAATTGGGCTTAATATTATTATATTGTTAAATACTAAAATAGTTTTTATTATGAGAATTTTGTTTTCTATTCTATCTGTTTTATTGTGTTTGTATAGTTGTTCTGGTGGGAATAGCATCATCGAAGAACCAACTATCGAAAAGCCAACTAATCCAAAAGAATATATTGTTAACCTTGGTTTTTCTGGTGAGATAACAAATATAGAAGAATCTCCTTTGAGTAGGGCTGTAACTAATGATTTGTACGGAATACAAGTATATTCTAAACCTTCTTCTGGTGGAGAATATAAGTTGTATGCTTATGGGCTGTTTGATGATAAAGCCAATATGAATATAAAACTATTAGAAGGGTATAAGTATAAGTTTGAATGCACGATGGTGGTTGATGGAAAAAACAAAATATATAAAGATAGCCAAGGGTATTTTTTGCCATTCTTTCTATCGCCCGGAGGAGGGGTTAGTGTACAGCATACATTCGTATATTCAACTTCTTCTCAAATGACTGCCCTTGTTTATGGAGCCAGTACAGAAGTAGGAAAGGGGGTAGTCGAACATTTGCGAGCAGATAGATATTATGGACAAGTCTTAGACTACGATCCTATAGAAAACGGGAATGTGGGGATAGAAATGAAAAGAGTGAGTTTTGGTCTAAAAGTAATTACAGAAGGATTAACCGAGGGTAAAATTAAAATAACTCTAAAAGATGCGTCAGACTTGTATATAACATATCCAAATATTGAGGTACAGGATATATTTGTTTTTCATGGTACTTATGGATCTGGTTCATCTTGGATATTAGATACTTATTCTGAGACTATTCCGCTATCAATGACATGGGAGAAGTCAGATGGAGCAATAATCCCTCTTGTATCGCAAGATATTACATTTAAACGCAATAAGCTTACCACTATCACCGTTAAAGTCAAAGATAACTCAATCAACAATGGTGTTGATGTATCGCAAGAGAATACGCCAATGGGAGACGGAGGTAATATCACAATAGATACAAGTAACGGTACTGATACAGGAGTAACACCAAATCCTTAATATAAATATCATGGGAATAATAATTGCAATAATCATAGCCATAGTACTATTCTACTTAATAAAAGTAGCAATAAAAGCTAATAAATCAAATGTAGCCGTTGATCCAGTATCACCAGCCGAAGTATCACCAGCAAAACCTATTCAAGAAATAGCATGGCCGCCAGTAGCGGCAGGCTATTTTTATAACGAGATGGTAGGAATGTATAATATAGGCATTACCCTTGCCGATTTTGGAATTTACAAAGGTTATGCAGTAGCAGAAACGAATAATCCACATGATAAATTTGCGGTCGGGATACATCGTAGCAGTGACAATAAATTAGTAGGATATATACCCAGAGAATTTAGAGGGGTTAGCAACAAAGAATTGCACGAAAGCCTGTTAGCCAAAGGAGGCAAAACAGACGTGATATTTAAAATAAGTGGAAGCGAACATCGTACATATGGAGCAGTTTATATAAAAGAGTAATACCATCAGATACGAAGTACAAGGAACGGCCGTAAGAATTGAATAAATCAACATAAATATGATTGTGATAGAGAAAAACTATCAATAAGGAAAAGTTTCAGAGATAATTTTTTGTGTAACGTAATTAAACTATTAAATAATATGGAAGGAACTTCAAAAACAGAACTTATATTAATAATCGCATTAGTTGTGGTTGTGGGCACACTTCTTTATATGTGGGTAAGTTCAAACCCGATTCAGATATAAAAATACTAATTCTAAAAGGTATCATGGAATTAAAAGACTTTGTAAAAGCAACGATTACCGGAATTATATCAGCCGTTAACGAACTTAATGAAGAGCTAAAAGAGACCGCAGTAGTTGATCCACACCGTGCAAGATTCGCAGGAGATGGAGTAAATAGAATGATCTATGAAGATCCCGACACATGTAAATCGGGAAGTTTGATTCATGAGATCGAATTCAATCTAACTGTTTCAGAAATGAATCGCACAGATGGAAAAGCGGGAGTAGCAATAAAAGTTATAGATGCAGGAATATCAAACAAAACAGGAACAGAGAGCCAAAATACGGTTAAGTTCTCCATTCCAGTTGTTTATTCACTTGATTTAAAGAAATAAATTAGTCGATATCCCCAATAGGGAAGCTAATTTTCGCTATCGGTTTTGCACCCGATTTGATATATTGAAAAATCATATTAGACAAATCAAATAATGAAATTGATTCAGATATACGTCCAAATTCGTTTAGCGGTTTCTTATTGATTGAAATTAAAACAGCTTGCTCTAAACAAAATTTTCTTAGTTCTTCATCGGTCAT